TGTTCCTAACCCAGCACAATGTGAAGTTATCGCATTCCCAGCTGGATATCTACCGCCAGAGTTTAGGCTCGAAAAGTATATTAATCGCGAAGACCACATAGATGTCGGCTTCCTTACTCCCATAACAACCATTGCTTCTGCTGCAGGTATGAAAACTGAGCAAATAGCAACCCTAGAGGATTTCTTCTCATGAGTACGAATCAATTCGATTTTGACTTTGACTTTGGTTTTTCTACCGTAGCTGCGGATGAGATTCCTAATGAAAAGCTAGGAACAGAGGTTGAGCAACTTCAAGCCCAGCTTGCTGAACAAAAAGCAAAGACAACAGCAGTGATTAACGCAGTCATGCCACTGCTTAACAATCTGGCTAAGAACCCAGAAAACGAATACATCTTGTGGCCAAACCGTGTTGCCAAAATTGATGAGTTCAAAAAGAAGCTATTAACGCTTCAATAATTTTACTAATGCGCTGTAATAGCGTATAATATGACTATATCTATGAGAGGTTTACTATGTCCGCATTGCTTGAAAAACTAAAGAAAAATTCAACTATTAAAGAAACTAATATCCTAGCAGATTCTGTTCTGTTTTCTAAGAAGGATATGATTCCAACCAAAATCCCAGCAATCAACGTCGCGTTGTCTGGTCGCCTTGATGGTGGCATGACTCCTGGTCTGACCGTTTGGGCTGGCCCATCTAAGCACTTCAAAACTGCATTCACCTTGCTGATGGCAAAGTCCTACATGGACAAATATCCTGATGCTGCGTTGCTGTTCTATGACTCTGAGTTTGGTACTCCGCAATCGTACTTTGATTCGTTCGGTATTGATACTTCGCGCGTGATGCATACTCCTATTACTGATATCGAACAGATTAAGTTTGACGTCATGCAACAGATGAATGAATTGAAGCGTGGTGATAAAGTTATCATCGTCGTTGACTCTATCGGTAATCTTGCTTCTAAGAAAGAAGTCGAAGATGCGCTTGATGGTAAGTCGGTCGGTGATATGACTCGTGCCAAGCAACTCAAGTCGTTCTTCCGTATGGTTACACCACATCTGACTCTGAAAGATATTCCGATGATTGTGGTGAATCATATTTACATGGAACAAGGTATGTTCCCGAAAGCTATCGTATCTGGTGGTACAGGTATCTACTATTCCGCTCAGAATATCTACATCGTCGGTCGTCAGCAAGATAAAGATGGTACTGATTTGATTGGCTACAACTTCATTATCAACGTTGAGAAGTCGCGCTATGTTCGCGAGAAGTCGAAGATTCCAGTGACAGTTTCGTTTGATGGTGGTATCTCTACTTGGTCTGGTCTGCTAGATATGGCAACCGAATCAGGTCACGTAGTCAAGCCAAGTAATGGCTGGTACTCGCGCGTCAATACTACAACTGGTGAAGTTGAAGAGAAGAAGTTCCGTATTAAAGATACAGATAGCAAAGAGTTCTGGCTACCAGTACTCGGCGACCCAACTTTCCAAGACTGGATTAAACAAAATTATCAGATCGCTAACGGTGCCATCATGAGTGATGATGAAGTCAGCGAAGTGTTTGATGGAATTGAAGATTAATGATTGAACAACTAATACTGTCGAATCTTGCATTCAACGAAGAGTATAGTCGCAAGGCTCTACCCTTTGTTCGAGAAGAATACTTTGCAGATGATTCCCAGCGACTTGTTTATCAAATCGTAAAGGAATACATCGACAAGTACAACGCGCTTCCTACTCGGGAAGCGTTGGCTATTGACCTGTCTGGTAAAGACGGAGTCAATGGCGTGCGCTTTGAGCAAGCCAAGAAACTAATCGGCGACTTGGCTACCGAAGAACACACAATGGATTGGCTGGTTGACAAAACTGAGAAGTTCTGTCAGGATAAGGCAATCTATAACGCGATTATGCAGTCCATTAAAATTATGGACGACAAAACCGAATCGTCGCGTGGCGCGATTCCGAAGCTTCTTTCGGACGCTCTCGGTGTCAGCTTTGACACTAACATCGGTCACGACTTCCTTGAAGATTATGAATCTCGTTTTGACTTTTATCATCGCAGAGAAGAGCGTATCGAATTTGACTTAGATTACTTGAATCGTATCACTAAAGGTGGACTTCCGAGGAAAACCTTGAATATCATTCTTGCTGGTACAGGTGTGGGTAAGTCCCTCGCTATGTGTAGCTTTGCTTCGGCTAACCTGATTAAAGGTAAGAATGTGCTCTATATTACTATGGAGATGGCAGAAGAGAAGATTGCTGAAAGAATTGACGCAAACTTACTCGATACGAATATTCAAGATCTTGAATCGCTGCCACGCGACACCTATCAAAAGAAAGTTGACCGAGTCCGTCAAAAGACTGTTGGTAAACTAATTGTCAAGGAGTTCCCAACCGCTTCGGCTGGCTCTGGACATTTCCGTCATTTGTTGAACGAGCTTCGTCTAAAGAAGAACTTCGTTCCAGATATTATCTATATCGATTATCTTAACATTTGTTGTTCGTCCAGAATTAAGTCTGGCGCCAATGTCAACAGCTACACTTACATTAAGGCTATCGCTGAAGAACTTCGCGGTCTTGCCGTAGAATTTAATGTACCAGTTGTATCTGCGACCCAAACTACACGAGGTGGATACAGCAACACCGACGTAGGATTGGAAGACACTTCTGAGTCTTTTGGTTTGCCAGCGACCGCTGACTTGATGTTCGCTTTGATTTCATCCGAGCAACTAGAGTCCCTTGGTCAATTGATGATTAAGCAGTTGAAGAACCGTTATAACGATCCGACATTCCACAAACGATTTGTTGTTGGTGTTGACCGCGCAAAGATGCGCCTGTATGACGTCGAACAATCGGCGCAATCCCTAAGCAACGAAGAGGATAAACCTGCGTTCGATAATAGTGAATTCGGAACAAGAATGAAAACTAGCGAAAACAAAGGAAAATTCAAGGAACTTCAGTTCTAATGTAAGTCCTTGATTTATAAGGGTTTTCAACCCACTGATTTTCCTAGCTATTTTAAGACCCTTGCAAGTCATTGATTTGTAAGGGTTTTATTGTTTTATTCAGTGTGCGTTTCGCGGTATAATAGGTGTATCTGAAAGGAGTATCGCTTATGTCCGAACAATCGTTTTACGAATACAACTCATCTAAAGAATATCTCGCGCGTCTAATCGCAACCGAGAATATCAACATTGTCCGCTCGCCCGACTTCGCTACTGCGTCCTTCGATCCGAAGACGCGCACGATGTATATGCCAATCTGGAAAACCAGCGAGGAAGTTTATGACCTGCTGACTATTCACGAGATGGCGCATGCGCTCTATACTCCAGCTGATGGCTGGCACACTGCGGTTGTTAATGACCCGAACCTTAAAGGCTATCTCAATATCATCGAAGATGCTCGCATTGAGAAAACTATCAAGCGTCGTTTCGCTGGCGCATCTAACACTTTCCGCGAGGGTTATGGTCGCCTGAACGAAGACGACTTCTTTGGCATGAAGAAACACAACGTCGATGTCAATACTGCTTCGCTTATTGACCGCATCAATATCTACTACAAACTCGGCTCGCTCGTGCACGTTCCGTTTAACGACGAAGAGCGCGACTGGCTATTCAAAATCGACCAAGCTGAAACTTGGGAAGATGTTGAGCGCATTGCTCGCGAACTGTACGCATACGCTAAGGAACAGGCTCAGACCAACGAAACTGAAATGCTGATGCAGGAAGTTTCTGGTGGTGCTAAAGAAAGCAAAGGCAGTGGTGACGGAATTGAATCAGACGATGAAGATCCGAACGAAGCTACTGGTAAAGATGCTTCAGTTGACGGTATCAGTTCTGTCACTGATAAAGAATACCGCGAACGCATGTTTAACCTCGAGAACAACGCAGCACAGAAAGGTAACAAAGATACCTTTATGAAAGTTGGTAATGTGAATCTGAAAGACTGGGTGATTCCTGCTAAACAATCGCATGCAGTTCTCAACCACGCATTTTCTAACCTTACTTCTGGCATCAACAATTCCACCAACGAAATGTTGGCTCAACAAACTGTCATCGTGAATACGATGGTGAAGGAATTTGAGTCCAAGAAACGCGCAACTTCGTATGCTCGCACTCAGTATTCTAAATCTGGTCGTCTTGATATGAAGAAACTTTCCAAGTATCAGTTGTCAGATGACATCTTCCGTCGCAACATTATCGAACACAAAGGTAAGAACCACTCGATGGTAATGATTGTTGACTGGTCTGGCTCTATGAGCAACCAGCTTATTGACACCGTCATTCAAACTATCAACCTCGCTATGTTCTGTCGCAAGGTTGGTATTCCGTTCTCGGTTCAGATCTTCGCTAATCGCATTCCTAGTTTCTCAACTGGTAAACCGCAAGAGCAAGACGGAGACTACGGTGTACATAATAATGTGACTATGTTTGAGATGCTGTCTTCTGAATCTACTGCTTCTGAATTCAAACAACACATCGCTAACTTCTATGCAATCTCTGTGTACGAGGGTGCCAACTACTGGGACAGCGAGTTGCAAGCCAAATATAGTTGGCTTCCGCGCGACAGCGTTATTCGTGATGGTGACTTTAGTTGTTTCCATCTCAACGGTACTCCGCTGAATGCTGCGCTGTTTATCACCTCTGAGTATGTAAAGCAGTTCCGCGCCAAGCACAAATCTGAAGTCACCAACGTTATTGTTCTGACTGATGGTGAATCTGGTAGCAATCGCAATCTGTGGTGGGGTAGTTCGTATCACATCTTTGATCCGAAAACTGGTGTCACCTATCGAACTGCTCACGACCGCAACTGTGAAACGCATCTGGGTTTTGATTTGATTCGCGACCGCAATCATGGTCGTGTAAACATTATCGGTTATTACATCTCCGACACTCGCTCTGTCTTAAACACTGCGCGTCAGTGGAGCGGTGACTACTCCGCCAAACTCAAGAATGGGTTTGCTGTAATTCATAAAACCAAAACGTTCCGTGCTGACCGTTTCTTCCTCGTGTCTAACAAGAACATTGTTGTCAACGACGAATGGGATTTTGACTTTGATGATTATGTCGTCGGTGGTAAAGAACAGGAACACGATCCGACTGCACCTGTTCCTCCGAAGAAACAAAAAGTTATCAAGAACGAGGAAGCTATCGTCAAAGAAATCAAAAAATCTTTTGCTTCACACTCTCAATCTAAACGAGATAACCGCGTCATTCTGTCGAAATTCATTGATGACATCGCTGCTAAAATTGTATAAGGATAACCATGCGAATCACATCTTGTAAAGTACCAAAGAAACTAAAACCATACACTAGGAAAGCAGTTAAGTTTTTCGTAGACAATATTCCTTCTGATAAGAAGTTTGCGTTTGGTCACGTTCATGTTGAGTTTGTGTCAAGCAACACTCATGCTGAAGCATGGTGCGATCCGCACATTCCAGACCACGGTACTAAACCAGAAGAGTTTAGCATCGAAGTAAACCAGAAGATGTTTAAGAAAGACTTGACTCCGCAACAATATACGGAAATCTTATTCCACGAATTGACTCATGCTTGGCAGTTCGCAACTGGCAAACTTGTAATCAAAAACTATCGTGTAGCAAAGTATGGAAGAAAGAACTATGACCTGAAGGAGTTTGAGTATTTTCTTCAGCCATGGGAAGTTGAAGCATACGGATATCAATACTGTCTGAACCGCTTGTTCTGGGATGTCTGACAGGAGCCGTAGTCTGCTAAGTCATTGATTTCATTAGAACTTTAAGTCATTGATTTTGCTAGATATTATAGAATTACTGTGTATTATTTTACTTCGCAGTCTAATTCAGTTATACTATGTTTGTAAGTTGAAAACCACACCTCTACCAAGGAATATACTATGAAAGTTAATCAAATCGAATTTTTGTCAAAAGCTGCGGAAATGTTTCCGAATAAAACGGAATTCACTCGCGCCGAACTGTCTGCTGTTGAAGAACAATGCGGTCGTTCTTATGGGTTTATCGCTAACGATAAATCTCTGCGTGTCGGTCGCGGTACTTACATGCTTCCGAGTATGCACCTCGCTGTCAACAACACTCAGCCTGTGAAAGTTCCGATGAGTATCGCGAAACAAGAAGAACTCAAACGCGCAGCCAAAGTGACTGCTCCTGTCGTTGAGAATATCGTTCACACTGAACGTCGTGTCGCTTCTAATACTTTTGACACCAACGTTCCTGAGAAGAACAAGAACTACGTCAAGTTCGGTCACTATGCTGACCTGAAACGTATCATCGACTCCAACATGTTCTATCCTGTCTTTATTACTGGTCAATCTGGTAATGGTAAGACCGCGATGGTCGAGCAAATCTGTGCCGAACTGAAGCGCGAAATGTATCGCGTCAACTTCACTCCGCTGACCGACGAGTCTGACCTGCTCGGCGACAAGACGCTGGTCGATGGCAACGTCATCTTCGAAGAGGGTGTTGTTATCACTGCTGCCAAACGTGGCGCCATCCTGTTGCTCGACGAAGTTGACTACGCAACCGCGCAAGGCTTTACTGCTCTGCAATCTATTCTCGAAGGTAAACCGTTCCTTAACAAGAAGACTGGTGAGATGGTGTATCCTGTTCCTGGATTCAACGTCATCGCTACCGCGAACACCAAAGGTAAAGGTTCGGAAGACGGTCGTTTCGTTGGTACGCAGTTCCTGAACGAAGCATTCCTTGAGCGATTCTCTATCACCATGGAGCAGGAATATCCGACCAAGAAAACCGAAGCTAACATCCTGACTCAAGAATTCTTTGACACCCTTGGTGACAAGCAAGAAGAGTTCGTCGGCTATCTGACCGACTGGGCTGAAACTATCCGTAAGACTTTCGATGATGGTGGTGCTAACGAAACCATGTCTACTCGTCGTCTGCTTCATATCGCTCGTGCGTATGTGATGTTCAAAGACCGACTGAAAGCTATCAAGCTGTGCGTTGCTCGCTTCGATACTGACACTCGTGACAGCTGGCTTGACCTTTACACCAAGATCGATCCGACCACAAGCAAGAAGAAGCCTGATGCTTCTGCGACTGAACCTAAAGTGGAAACCGCAGAAGACGCTATTGCTTTCTAACTAAATATTGGTAGTGGTACTTGAGCCACCTTCGGGTGGCTCCTTTTTGTTTGGAGAAATTATGATTGGCAAAGGAAACATCTCGGCGAAGATTATCGCTGACTCTATCTCACCTGATGACGTGAGACTCACAACATTCGAACTTGAGTATCCGCGCTTTATTCACGCAGAGTTCATGACGCACCGCCTATTCTCGCGCAATGCTGCGAGTTCTCGTGCCATTCCAGTCAGCAAGATGATTGACTTGGTAGAAAGCAATACAGCCAAACCTATTCACTGGGGCAAGAACCAGCCAGGAATGAGCGCGAAGGAAGAACTAAGCGCAGAAGAAGGAACGATGATTTGGTTGCAGGCTATGAAGTCTGCGGTTGAATATGCTAATCGTTATGCGTTTGCTGGCTATCACAAACAGCTAGTGAATCGCATCCTTGAACCATTTACTATGATTAAAGTTGTTTGTACCGCTACTGAGTTTGACAATTTCTTCTGGCTACGCAATCATCCTGACGCGCAACCAGAGATTCACGAACTAGCTGTTGTGATGTGGGAAGAATACAACAAGAGCAACATTCAGAATATTGGTGCTAATGAATGGCACGTTCCTTACTACGCTGACGGTAAGTGGTCGTTCGATTCAGAGGATACACTAGAAGACGCGCTGGCTATCTCGTCGTCTTGTTGCGCTCAGGTATCCTACCGCAGACTAGATGACTCGCTTGAGAAGGCTCGCGATATCTTTAAGCGTCTGGTAGAATCAAAGCCAGTTCATGCTTCGCCGTTTGAGCATCAGGCTACACCGCTGACGTATGGTATGGCTGGTGATGTTCAAGTGAAAGGAACGACTGGATTTGACAACAAAGGTAATGCTTGGTCTGGCAACTTCCGACAGTGGATACAACACCGTCAATTGATTGAAGACCACACCTGCTGGTCCTACAAAAAGTAACAAAGGGAGCTTCGGCTCCCTTTTTACCTAAATAGATTACGCAAAAAGGAAGATCTATGATTGGATTTAACAAATATCTCGTCGAAGCAAAGAACACACACATGGAACATCTTGAAGATAATGTTCTAAACGGTGGTGTTGATGGAGCAAGACAATCAATTAACTTTCTTCAGTCACTACGCGACATGCTTGCTGGTAATAGCAATGTAAAAGTAAACACCACTGTGAAGTGGGATGGCGCACCTGCTGTATTTGCTGGCATCGATCCTCGTGATGGCAAGTTCTTTGTAGCCAAGAAAGGTATCTTTAACAAGAATCCTAAAGTCTATAAGACACCAGCTGAAGTGCGCGCTGATACATCGGGCGACCTAGCTGATAAACTTGTAACCTGTCTAAAGTATTTACCTGAGTTGGGCATCAAAGGTGTTATCCAAGGTGACCTGATGTTTACTCAGTCAGACTTAAGAACGCAGGAAATTGGCGGTGAATCTTGTGTGACATTTCACCCAAACACTATCGTCTATGCAGTTCCTACCAAAACTAAATTAGCAAAACAGATTCAGAGTGCTAAGATGGGAATCGTCTGGCACACAACTTATACTGGCAGTTCTTTTGAAACAATGAAAGCCAGCTTCGGTAAAAACATTAAAAGTAAATTAAAAGCAAGCAAAAATGTCTGGTTTGATGACGCGACTTATCGCGATGTGACTGGTACAGCTACCATGACGCAAACTGAAACCGAAGAAGTTACAAAGGTTCTTTCTAGGGCTGGTACATTATTTCAAACTATCAAGCCAGCTATTCTAAATGGCTTTGCTAATGATGAAGAACTGCTTATTATGACTAAGACTTTTAACAACAGCAAGATTAGAATGGGTCAACCTATTATTGATAATGGCGCATCTCACGTTCGTGGTCTAGTTCAGTTCATCACCGACAAGTTTCAGAAAGATGAAGACTCAAAGAAAACTGAAGCTGGTAAGCAAGCAGTTCGTGAAAGAAAACAAAGAGTATTAAAGTTCTTCAGCAACAACGATCCTATGGAAATAGCCAAGGTGTTTGACTTGATGAAACTACTCGTCGAAGCCAAGATTGTTATTGTTTCTAAAATGAACAAAGCAGAAGGCATCGGTACATTCTTAAAAACAGCTGTAGGATTTATGGCTACAAGTCAAGAAGGATACGTTGCTATTGATCATACTGGCAAGAACGCAGTCAAAATTGTAGATCGTCTTGAGTTCTCGCGCGCAAACTTCTCACCAGATATACTAAAAGGTTGGCAAAGATGAAAAAGTTTATTCCTTTCTTACTTGAAGAATCTTGTCCTGTTGCTACACAGGATATTCATGTAAACCTAGAAAATCGTCAGCATGCAATCGACGAATACTATTATGGTCCAGCTAATCCTAACGAGCCAGGAAATTACTGGAAAGATGCAGCCAAACGATGGAAGATTGACGAAGCTACTGCCAAAACTATGAAGTGTGGAAATTGTGCTGCGTTTGATGAGTCACCGAAGATGTTAAAGTGTATTGAATCTGGTATTGTCAATGATGTTAAGCACGTTGACGGTGAGAAGACTGTTGATTTAGCAGAGCTGGGTTATTGTAATCTGTTTCACTTCAAGTGTGCTGCCAGTCGATCTTGCACCGCTTGGCTAGTAAATGGACCAATTAAATGAGATTGTTTGAATCAAAGACCGCCAGCCTGACAATATTTGATATTGATGACACGCTATTCACCACAGATACTAAGATCCATATCGTAAAGGGTGGCAAGCGCATCAAGTCGCTGACTCCTGCTGAGTTCAATGTGTATAAAGTAAAGAGCGGAGAGTCACTTGACTTCTCTGACTTTCGCAGTGCCGAGGTGTTTCAGAAAACAGCCAAGCCGATCGCCACGGTGTTTAAGACAGCCAAGTCTATCATCTCGCGATTCAGCGCATTTGCTAACAAGAAGATAGTCATCGTGACTGCTCGTGGCGATCTAGACGACAAGAACGTGTTCCTTGATACATTCAAGAAGTATGGCTTCGATATAAGTAAAGTATATGTTCACCGCGCTGGTAATGTCGGTGGCGCTGACTCAGCCCAAAACAAAAAGGTAGTCATCCGAGAACTAATCAAGGATGGTAAGTATGAAATGGTTCGCCTGTTTGACGACGCCAAATCAAACCTAGATGCACTACACGAACTTGAATCTGAGTTCCCAGAGATGAAATTTGAGACCTTTTATGTTGACCATTCAGGGTCCATCTCAAGGTATAAAACCACTAAATAGTTTCATGTAAGGTGATGGAGAATTGTTATGTCCGACAATAAGGAGAAAACATTTATGACATCGCTAAAAGACATGTTAAGAAATACCTTTACTGGTAAAGATAATCAAACACTAGATCTAGGTCGTTTACTATGGGCAAAGGGTGTGTTTGTTTATTTCGCCCTAACAATGTACGATCTTTACAACAATGGTAAGTTTGATGCTATGGATTGGGCAACTGGTCTTGGCATCGTTCTCGCTGCTGGTGGTGCTGCTCTAGCTATGAAAGCTAAGACTGAACCAGAACAACCACCTGCACCAAAGAAATAAAATTAAGGAAACTGCAGTATGAATCTAATCATCGACAACTACGAAACTAAAAACTTTGACATCTCGCCACTTGCATCAGAAGCATTCTCTGCTCTGGCTGCGCGTAAGTTTGATGAAGAACTAGGTTTAGTTCGTGAAGCTGCTCAACACTTGGACAAAGCATTAGCTGTTGTTCGCAAGACAACTCTTGGTCGTAAAACTACAGACCAAGATCTTGACAAATTTGATGAGTATGCGTCACAAGCTGAAGAAATCCTAGACGAGTTGGGCGAATTAGAAGAGCACTATTATATCCGCGACTTCCACGAAGCAGGTATGATTAACTGGTACGAAATTGATATGTCAGAGATCGAAGAACTCGACGAACCAGATGCAGTATATGACGAATATGATGACGAAGAATCTGACATTGATGTCGACGATATTGATGATTATCCAGAAGACACCGAATATGGTGCACCAGAGGAACTGGACTTCGAAGACAAAGATTAATTTTTACTAAATAGTATGTGGCTCAGAAAGCTAAGGCAATCCTGGAGATAAGATGAAGTCCTTTATAGAAGTAATCAAA